GCTGCCAAGCGCAAGACCGTGATTACGGCCGATGATGCCGAGGTGGTGATGGCCATGGGGCGCAGCATCATGCGTCATCCCGGTGCAGCAATGCTGCTGGGCCTGCCGGGCAAGGCTGAGACCACGCACATGTGGACCGACGCCACCTATGGGGTGGAGTGCAAGTGCCGGCCGGATTGGCTCACCGATGACGGCAGCATCATGGTGGATCTCAAAACCACACGTGACGCCAGCCCGCGCGGCTTCATGCGCAGCATCGCTGATTACCGCTATCACGTGCAGGCAGCTTGGTATCTCAACGGGGTTGAGCATGCCACCGGCAAGCGCCCGGATCAGTTCATCTTCATCTGCGTGGAATCGATCGCGCCATACGCCGTGGCTGTCTATGCCGCTGATGAGGTGATGACTGATCGCGGCTACGAACAGGCCATGAAAGATCTAGGCAAGCTGGCCGAGTGCCGTGCTGCTGACAGCTGGCCGAGCTACAGCGATCAGATCGAGACCATCAGCCTGCCGGGCTGGATGACAGGCGCCAGTGGCGCGCAGCAGCAGCTCACCGAGATCGAGACGTACTGATGACTGAATCCACAGCACTCACCACCACACAACCCGGAGGCTCAGTCTTCTCGGGCATCCAAGCATTTGAGGATGCGCAACGGATCGCCAAGGCACTGGCTAGCAGCACGCTGATTCCGCCGCAGTTCCAAGGGCAGCAGGGCTTTGCCAACTGCCTCGTCGCGCTCGAGATTGCAGGCCGGATGGGCATCAGCCCATTTCTTGCCATGCAGCACCTGCACGTGATCCACGGTCGCCCATCGTGGAGCAGCAGCTTCATCATTGCGATGGTGAACGGCTGCGGCCGCTTCAGCCCGTTGCGATTTGAGATGAGCGGTGAAGGCGATGGCCTGGCCTGCTATGCGGTCGCCACCGATCTGGCCAGCAGCCAAGAACTGAAAGGGCCAACGGTCACCATGGCGATGGCGAAGAAAGAAGGATGGGCCACCAAGAGCGGCAGCAAGTGGCAGACCATGCCGGAGCTGATGATCCGCTACCGCGCCGCGGCATTCTGGGGCCGGCTGTATGCGAGTGACATGCTGCTCGGTATGCAGAGCCAGGAGGAGGTGCTCGACGTGCAGCCAGTAACAGTGAGCGCAGCACCGGCAACCACAAGCGTGGCTGATTTGAATGCCAAGCTGCAGCCCGAAATAGCAGCCGCTGCAACGGATGACGATGAGATCTTCTGACTACTTAACCGCCACGCAGTTATGCGAGCGGTGGGGTGTCAGTCGTGACACGCTGCTGCGCTGGCGCAAGACCGGCAAAGGGCCTGCATACTTCCGCACGCCCGGTTTCGTGCTCTACCCCTTGGCCGAGGTGGAGCAATACGAACAGGCCAACACCATCAACCCCGGAGAACAATGAGCTTCAAGCTGAACCTGGCGATCTTCAAATCCACCAAGCCTGAGAGCAAGGTGGATTTCAGCGGCCGGATGAACATCAAGCCGGAGGAGCTCGATGCGCTGTGCGCGTTCGTGCTGAGCCAGCCGGTGGACCAGTACGGCAGCGTGCAGGTGCCGGTGACCGGCTGGAAGAAGACCAGCAGCAGCGGGACTGCGTATGTGAGCGCTGTGGCGCAGCCGCCCCGTGACTGGGTGCCGCCTGTCACCGCCCAGAGCGCGGCCGCCAGCCTGGCGCAGGCGACTGACGGCGTGGTGACGGAGATCACCGAGGCCGATCTGTTCTAGGCCTGCATCAGCAGGAGCTCCAGGCGCGCGATCTCATTGACCGCGGCCTGGAGCATTTCCTGCTGGTGGTAGCACTGCTTGAGGAGCTTTGCCGCGAGCGGCCCCACCTCAGGGTGGCGTTCGATGTCGCGGCATTGCTTTTCGATCAAAAACTGTTTCTCCGGTGGTATCTGCGCCACCATCCACTCACCGAATTTCATTGTTCTGGGGCGAACTGCCCCCATGTTGCCGATGCAATGTCCCAAATGCAGTAGCGAGACCATCCGCGTGCCAATCACAAACAACCGCCTGACTGACCAGGTGGTGCGCCGCCGCGTGTGCGCCGACTGTGGCCACAAGTGGTTTACGGTCGAGGTGGCGGTGCCTGATTACGCGGTGGGCTGGAGTGCTGCGCACATGCACAAGCCGGTGCTGCGCGTGCCGCTGGAGCTGAGCGCTGGCCACACCAAGATGCGCGTGGAGGCGGTGGAGGAACGCGACCGGTGGGGACGTAACGGAATATGACAGCAGCAGTGAACGGTGCGCGGTCTGCGGTGTATAGTGGTGACACGAGGGGCGGGATCCCTCGCTAAACAATCTCCCCCGCGGAACCGGGTACACGACGCGTCACCACGAGCCCAACACGGCCTAAGTAAGCCCACACCGCCGGTTGGTCCGGCACCCCATTGATCCTTGAAAACCGAATACTCGCGGGCGTCGTCCCGCTCCGGTGGTGGCCTTCACCCGGCACCCATGAGTCCCGCCGGGGCTCACCCACCAACCGGAGATCCCATGGACGACATCACCCGCAACGCCCTCGCCCGCGAGGCCAAAACCGCAGCGTTAATCGCTGAGGTGGACGCGGCCTTCGAGGCGTGGAGCCGCTCCACCGAGCAGCTGCTCACGGTGGCCCAAGAGGCCATCGCGCTGGCTGACTCGATCGAGCACGATCTGGGCAACTCCCAGGCCGTGCTTGAGGAGTGGTTCTAAGGGCACCGCCCCTTCGGGGGCACAAGGATTTAGGCCACAAGCCCGATAGCGCGCCCGGGATTCTCCGCTGTGGACAAGAGAACAGCCAGCCACTACCGCCCCAGCGAGCTGCGATTGCAGGGGCACACCTATCCACTTCAGCCATGCTCACCGCCACTTTCTTGGTGATCTGGAAGCTGTTCCTACCGCTGCTGCTTGTGGTCGCCGTGATCGACTGGCTCACTGCCAGCGACGATCGCCGCGTCCGCGTCCTGCACCGCACCGGTTTGAGCCAGCGTCAGATCGCCGACCGCCTCAACATTACCCGTTACCGCGTCCGTGTGGCGCTCGCATCATGATCAACCACATCAACAATGCCATCTGCTGCCTGATCGCCGCGAGCGTGTTCGCCATGATCGGCATCGAATCCGGCGCACATCACAGCCCCACCCACTCCGGCACGCAGCAGGTGGTGCGGCATGACTGAGCATCCCATCACCCCACCGCCGGAGCTGATTGAGCAGTGGATGCAAGATCACACCACTAAATACGACTTGGCTCGTCAAGCCGCCCAATGGGGTGCTGATCAAGAGCTGGAGGCGTGTTGTGAGTGGGTGGATTGGAAGTGGTCGGGAATCAAGAGCAGGGAACTCCGCGCCAGCCGCCGTCACAAGCCGCCGAGCTTGAAGGAGCAGGCGCTAGCGCTCGTTGAGCAGCACGAAGACGGATGGCGGCCGTCACCCAAGGACTGGGACACCATCCGCCGCGCACTGGAGCAGCTCGATGACTGATTTCTTGAATCTAAAGATTTCCCAGAAGCAAATTGTGTGTCCCAAACACGGGACACACAAGCACTACATCAGCAGCAACATTGAAGGTCACGAACGTCATTGGTGCATGTTGTGTTGGCTCGAAAGCCTTGGCCCCACACTGCCGCTTGTGGAGGAGCAGCTCGATGACTGACCGCCGCTACTACTTCCAAATTCCTAGCGCGAACGTGATCGACTGCGTGATGGCAGTCAGCATCACGGACGCCAAGGCAAAAGTGTTTGAGGAATACGGCCATCAATGGCCTGATCTCGAATGGATCAACACCGATACCGTCACCGAGTCGATCACCTATGGCTGATGTAAAAGGCGCCCTCTTCCAATGGCGCAATGATGAACATGATGGCGGCTGCTATGGCGAAGGCATCAGCCGGCCAGCAGCCAAGGCACGCACGCGTCAGTTTCGGCTGATCGTCTATCCGCAAGGCGCACGTCCGATGACGTGGATCACACGTGCTGAGAGCAAGAGCCACGCAGTCCGCTACGCACAGAACCGCTGGCCGGGCGCCACAGTGGAGGTGGCCTGATGATGCGCCACCTGCTGACTGCAGCGCTGCTGCTGGCTGCCATGCCAGCCCACGCGCGCTCGGTGACTGCCACGGTATACGACGGCTGGTACCACGGCCGCCAGACCGCGTGCGGCGGCACCTACGAGCACTGGGGCATCAGCGCCGCACATCCATGGTTGCCCTGCGGCACACCGGTGCGTGTCAGCCACCGCGGCCGGGTGCTCACCGTGCGCGTCACCGATCGGTGTGACTGCTCCAGCTTGGACTTGAGCGCCGGTGCTGCTCATCGCCTTGGTGTGCCGCTGGATGGCATCGCCACCGTTCTGATTTCTCACCCATGACTGATTACAAAGCAACATCAGAGCGATGGCAAAACATTGAAAGTGCCGTCGAGATAGCTAGTCAATCCATTCAATGGGTTGTCAGCGATGAAGCCGCCTGCCTCCTTGAACTCCGCGCCAGGGTCGAGGCACTGGAGGCCGCGCAGCAGCAGCCTGAGCCGATTGACGAGGAAGAAAACGATCGCCGGTTTCATGCGTGCATGGATCTGATCAAGAACGCCACGCCGGAGCAGATTCGTGCGGCGGCCGGGCTGCTCGAGCGCAGTTCGTTGGTGAAGCGAGTGGCCATTGCGATCAGCGGAATTGAAGACAGTTCGTGCTGGGACGAGGAGGCCGTCAACTGGTCACCTGAAGCCCGCGCCGCGATCCGCGAGGTGCTGGCCTACCTGTGCGAACACGAGCTTATTGGCAACTATGCCCGGCAGCAGATCGAGCGGGAGGTGGCGCTTTGAGCGACTTTCACCCCGCACCATTCGAAGACTTCTCCACCGAGCTACGCGACCCGTGGCCGGTGGTTGAGCGGCTGCGCATGGCACTGCGCGAAGCTGAGCGCTATTGCCTCGGCGCTGAGAACACCACTGGCCACTGCATCACATCCCTTCTTGAAATTCTGCCTGATGAAGATGACTGACTACAAGTTTGTTCCATTGAACACTCTTGAAGATCGCCTCGGCGACGCTCTTGGCCTCGCAATCAGCATGATCCGCAAGCCCGAGACCATTGACAACAAGACCATGGCTCAGATCGAAGCACCATTCAAAGAGTGGTGTGATGCCCTTGTTGATGGAGGTCTGTTAAATGACTGACATCCGCCACCGCATCGAGCAGCTGCTCAGCGACACCAGCGCCTTCACCGCTGGTCAGACTGAGGAGCGCCAGCGCATCCGCCAGCTGATCGACATCCGCATCGACCAGCTGTGCGGCACCGTTGGGATCCGCAACCGCCAGCAGCTTTGCGCTGAGCTGCTCCGCATCCGCCAACACCTCGAACCATGAACGCACAACAGCTCGATCAGCAACGCGCGGACATGATGGACGCGCTCTATGAACGCAGCGGCCGCACTTGCGGCACCTACACCGGCCTGTGGCAGCAGTTCTGCGCCGACATCGCCGCCAACTTCCGCGACACCAGCTACCCCGAGCTGCTTGCCCGCGTGGTGCGTGCCATGGATGACACCGAGTCGGTCATGACGCAGAAGCAGGCGCAGCAGGCGATCGAGATCTGCCGCCAGCAGCTGCTGGGAGACAAGTGGCGATGAGCCGGCCATTCAAGGCTGGCGAGGAGAACATCGCCGCCATCCTCACGCCGGAGCTGGTGCGCAAGCTGCGCCGGCTTCGCACCGAGGGGTGGAGCTACCGCCAGCTGGCGGCTGAGTTTGATGTGGACCAGAAACACGCATGGCGCATCTGCAAACGCATCGCATGGGGATGGCTTGATGACTGACCAGATCAACCCGGATCACTACCGGCAAGGGGGCATTGAGTGCATCGATGCGATCGAGGCTGCGCTGACGCCCGAGGAGTTCCGCGGATACTGCAAGGGCAACATCATCAAGTACACCTGGCGCGAGCGCCACAAGGGGGAGGCGGTGTCGCTGGCCAAGGCGCAGTGGTATCTCCGCCGCCTGCTCGGCAAACTGGAGGGATGATGCACCTGCCCGGCCTCAACCTGCTCGAGCGCGCTGCGCTGTGGGTGCTGGTGCGCAGTCCCCGCACCAGTCTGGTGGCAGTGAAAGAGCTGCACTGGCCGACCGTGTTTGTGGCGGCCAACCCGGCCGATCCGGTGGCGGCACACGTCACCTGCGGTGAGCCCGAGCCGGCCAGCATGACGCTCGAGCGTCTCTACCACCTGCCGAGTCACGGAGAAGAGGAGTGATCAGCCTGCACGCCGGCCGTCTGCTGCTGGTGTGCAGCCGCTTCGATCGGAACTGGCACGCGCGCATCGTGCTGGGTCCAAAGCCCGAGCTGCAGATCGAGGCTGATACCGGCACGGTGCAGCTGCAGGAGGCGCTGCTGCGGGCGCAGTCGATCTATCGCGCTGCGGTCACCAACCTGCGGCCATCTGATAGCCCGCGCATGTGTTGGGATTGCAAATACTGGGAGATGCGGCACCAGCGGTGCGGGTACGAGTTGCCAGAATCAAAGAAAAGCGGTGGCCGTTATGCGGCCAGATGTGATCTGTATGTTCGGCCCTGAGGTGATCAGCCGCACCGATCGCGATGGCGGCAGCATCGAGACGATCATGCCCGTGAAGGGTGAGGTCTACTACCGCAGCTGTGCCGGTGGCACCTGCCGCTACTCGAGCGACCTGTGGCAGGCCGAGCTGTATCTGGACCACCTGCTCGGCCGCTGATGCTCCGCGACGTGCTGATCCTGGTGGTGGAGTATTGGGCGACGTGCCTGATCGCGCTGTGGGTGTGCAGCAGGATCCTGCCGTAGCGTGATCGTGTTCCCGCTCACCCAGTGCGCACCAATCGGACAGGGCGGTCCCTGCGCTGCAGGACGATGCGGGTTCGAGTCCCGTCTGGGTGCTGAATAGGTTGGCCGGTGGCTGGTCCTCACGCGGTGCCAGCCTGGTGCCCGCAGCCGGCCGCTACGGGATCGCCTAGATCCTCAGAGAGTTCTAGGCAGCCAAGTTAGCGCCATCCGCGATCCACTGCACGATCGCCCACTCGCCCAGTGGTGACCAGAACGACTGCGCGCGGTACCAGTCCACCCATGGCTTGTGCCCCTTGCTGGAATTGCATCCCAGACAACAGGCCACCATGTTTTCGCGCACGGTCAGACCGCCATGCACCTTAGGGATCACGTGATCAAGCGTTGGGCTGCGACCGAGATCAGCACCGCAGTAAGCGCATTGATAACTCCATGCCAGCAGGATCTGATCACGCGCTGATCGCCGTGTGACCAGTCTCGTGCCATCAATGTGGTGTCGATCCACAGAGATCCTCAGGCACCGGCACGCAGTTCACTTCGATATCGATGATGTCTTCATCGGATCGGACATGCTCAGCGATTTGACTGTAGACATCACCAGGTATGTCATCGGCTGGCGTGTCTGATCGGATGAAGATCTTGGCGGAAACCTCTAGGTAGTAACCGGGCATGGGCTGGCCGCCGTTTGGCATACGGTAGCGGAAAGAACAGGATCGGCCCGCGTGAACGATTGTGAACGGGGCGCTACTGATCCGCAGGGTGCGCGGTCTGTGGTGTATAGTTATCTCATCGGGCACACAGCCCACCGCCCTCCAGACCATGAGCCTCGCTGATCTCTTTACCGCTCAACTCGATGAGCTCGCCGCAGCAGAAGCTGCTCGCGAAGCTCGGATCCTGCAGCGGATCCAACGCTGCAAAGCGCTGGCCGTTCAGCTGAACGACGGCGTTGATGTCACCGCGCTTGCCGCTGACCCAACACCGCACGCAACCACCGCCGAGCGCCTTGCGAGCGTCCGCTCGCTGTTGACCGAGCTGGAGGAGCTCACCGACTGACCACTACCGGGCCGCATCGGCGGCCCTCCTACCCTCCACCCATGCAATACATCCTCCGCATTGGCCCGTGGCACATCGGGCCATTCACCACCCACAAGGCCGCCAGCCATTTCGCCGAATCACATGGCTGCGACGATTACACGATGATCCCAATGGATGATCCAGCCGAAGCGCCCGGCAAGATTTATCGGCTGCGCATGGCGCCGCTTGCTACCCCTTGGAGCTCGTGACGCCTAGATCTGCGTTATAACGGCCACTCTCTGCATAGCTGCGCTCCACGGTGCCGCTCACCAGCAGAAACTTCATCTGCCCGATGCGTAAGCCCGGCCAGATCGGTAGCGGATGCAGGCGCCGTTGATTGCGCAGCTCCATGGTGAGCCTGCTGCCGAACCACCCTGGATCCGCCCAGCCGGCTTCTGCATGATCCCATCCCTCGCGTGCGCGGCTCGACTTCAGGACAAACTGAGCGCCAACGTGATTCGGCAGGTTGAAGATCTCCTGAGTTTCAGCCAGGAAGAACTCACCAGGCTGAATCCAGAACGGATCCTGCTGCGTGTGGCCATGCAGCTGCACCTTCTGCAGCTCTGGTGTGCTAGCCACCTCCATCATGATCTGACCGCCGAGCGTCACGTCATAGCTGGCAGGGTTGAGCTGCTCTTCGTTGTATGGCTGCAGCATTGAATGCTGCTTGCACAGCCGGCGGATCTCGTGATCAGGTAGCAGCACAGGCGCTCAGTAATCCCAGACGACCTTAGGCCGCCCTTGCCGGATGCCGGTATGGATGAATCCTTTAGGCGCGCCCTTGCCGGTGCTGTATGGCCAGTTCTTGATGCACCACTCCTGCAGCTTGTAGATGTCGACTCCCTGGATGTACCAGTCCACAGCGCCGACACCTGGCGCGTTGTAAAGGTGCTCCGATCCAGATGCGCCGCCAACTGAGCGATTGACAGCCGATGGCCTGAATCCGCTTGTGATGATGATCGGCTTCCCGCCGAATGCCGTTCTGGCCCGTTCCAAGAATGCTGCCAACTCCGCTGCTGTGTCCAGCTGGTACTGATGCTGGAACCTGCGCGCCTCCTGATCCAGCGCAAACTCTCCGATCCTGATGTGCGGCGTGATGCGTGCGCTGAATGAACTGCTCGGCCGCAGCTTGGCAGTCTCTGGTTCCGCTATGGCCTGGTGCTGCCCCCAGAGTTTGCCCTCAGCACGACGGCGCCGCAGTAGCCCAGCCTCCACGTTGGTGCCAGGGTTGCGGTAGAGCTCAAGTGCTGCGGGCACTGCTGCCCAGTCACGCTCGCGCAGGCACCTGCTGATCGTCTCGAATCCAGCGGAGCCGTAGAAGCCAGCACCAAGGTTGTAGGCGAAGCTGACCAGCGCAGATCGCTGGTTGTCATCCATCACATTCCAATGCGGCACGGTGGTGCGCAGCTTGTCTGTGATGCGGTCAATTTCGAGGCGCAGCAACATGTCAGCCTCGATCACGTTGATCTTGTCACCGCGCTGCACGGGCGTGCCGTTGCTGTAGCGCGTGGTGCCATAACCGATCGTCCACGGATCGCCGCCACTCAACGGGTCGGGGTAGGCGCTTAGGTGGCAGCCCTCAAACTCCTTGATCAGTGCGATGGCTGCGGCCAGATCGGTTTGCTTGCCGTCTTGGCTCCAGGTTTGGAACCAGTCCCGATCGCGCCGCATCACGGCGTCGTAACCGTTGGCGGCTAGCTCAGCATCGAGTTGCTGGATTGCTGCAGCCTGATGCGGCTGGCCCTTGTAGTACTTGAACAGCTGCTGCAGGGTGATGGGCGCATCGTTCGCCATGGTTCAGCGGCGCTGCTTTGGGAACATGATGCGCAGCGCTTGAAAGATCAGCTGCAACCAGCTGTTGGACTTGAGCGGTGACACGGCGATCACCTCAGAACCTGCTGCTACAAGGATGGCGATCACCGCAATGGTGCTTGCATGATCCATGGCTAGCAGGATGGCGGACGTGCTTCCAACTTAGAGACGCGCTGCTCCACCGTCGATATGCGGGTAAAAGTCTCGCGCCGATCTTCCTTGATGTCTTGATGCAGCACCTCTAGCTGCGTAGCAATGTGCTCCACAGCTGAGGTGAGTCTGATTACCGCCTCGCGGGCTTCATCTGATTTGCGGCTGAAGCCAGCAGCACCCATGGCTGCAACTGAAATTGAAGCGCCAGCAATGGCGGCGATCACTTCGACCATGGCGCCATGGTGGTACCTGTTCAGCTTACCGACCTTGTCCGCGGAGGGGTTTCTTGCCGCGACGGCGTGGCCGTGAGCGCTGGCCATAGCCTTGGCGCGTGGTCTTAGGTGGGCCAACATGATGCTCGACGCGAGCGGTGCCGGTCTTGGCTTTTACTGCCACGGCAGGCCTTGGCCGGTGACGGGCTGGCGCTGCTGATCCAGCTGCTGCTGGAGTGCGCCCTCGATCTCGGCGACCTTCTCCTCGCCGAAATGATCTTTCACCCACTGCACGCAGGTGTCATGCGTGAGATCAGCGAAGGGGATCATGGCCTCGGGGTCAGGCTCCGGCAGGCCGATCGAGCCATGGGTGTAGGTGCCGTCATGCGCCGAGATGGTCCAGTGAATCGTGGTCACGGCGCCATCGGCGAGCTGACGATTCATGTTGGCGATCGCCCAGGTGAAGGTGGTGGCCATGGGTGGAGTCCTGTGGTGGCAGCTTAGGTGTGGTGCAACCTGTTGAACAGGCCGGTTGCCCGCCTAGCGACGTGGACTGGCCAACTTCAAATTTGAGTCAAATTAGAAGGTGACTAGAGAGTAGGACTACAAGCCCGCAGCAGTTAGACGACCCTCCAGATCTTCGATCTTGGCAAGGGCTTCCTGCAGCGCAGCCGTCAGCAGTGGCACCAGCTTGGACTGGTCGATGCCTTGGTAGATGGGGTTACTGTCATCATCGACGGCATCCTTTTCGCCAGTGACGCACTCGGGGATAACGGCCTGCGCTTCGTGAGCCAGGAAACCATCGACCGTCTTGTCAGGATCCGCAATGAAGTTAAAGCGGTGAACCTGAAGCTGGTTCAAGCGATCAACAGCACCGGTCAGCGGAACGACGTTCTCCTTGAGGCGGTAGTCGGAGGAGGTGTTGTAGGCGGTCGCGGTGGTGGTGACGGTTATAGATCCGACTTGCGTGCCGCTTCTATAGATGACCGCTGCCGCGCCATCGCTATTGCGGTTTAGGTTTAAAGCGCGTCCTGATGCGCGACTGGCTGATATTGTTCCGTCAACCGTAAATCCAATACCAGTGGTTGTATTTGCTTCGCCAGGGACTGCGGATGATTGTTGCGCATATCGCAGCGAACCATCA